GAAAGATCCTAAGGGTTGTTTAATCTCCTCGTTCGAAAGAACTAGGTCTAGAATCCCCTATACCAGAACCATTAATCTAAAAACAATAGATGAAAACAAATTATAACACAATACAAAAAGTATTATATTGGATTACAATTTGCTGGTTCAGAAATATTCCAAATTCAATTAACCATTCTCGGGCTTGGATAAACCAAGTCCAAAAATGGGAAAAATCCAATGGAACTGTTTGGACCATTGCACACATCAAGATGATGCGGCAACTCGTGTTCTCTCATTTATCAGGTAATCCACAAATTGTGGTTACACAAATAATTGGGATTAACAGAAATACTGGTCTTCCAAAAGCGTTAGTGGACTTACATCCGCTAATTCTTTCGAAAGATCCAGTATCGATCCGTTATGTTCTGACTCTTCTATCTATCTCTAGATTATTGCCTGGAATGAAACTTCCGGATTTATCTACGATTACTAATCCATCAAATGCTAATCCTGTATTTATTAAATACCTGGAACAGTATATGATTGGATTTCTCAAAGAATTCAAATGGAATTATGAATTACCATTCTGGTTCAATTGGGATAGTCTTAGATTTTCTCCGAAAGCCGGTCCTAATGGATCAGCTTCTAGGACATCTTTATTTGATTTAGTATCTATGCCCGAAATATTGAAAAATATTTTATTGGGAACAAATATTAAAACAGTAATTAAAGAATATGACTCATTATTGAGCCATTCTCGAGTAAGATTTTATCATGCGGTTCAACAATTTTGGAATGAATATCAATCCAAAAATGAAGATATCCGAAAGAAAAATCGGAAAGAAAAGGATGTGTTTAAACACATTCCAATTCTTACTCCTTCATGGTTTGATCAATTCAGATCGAAACCGATTAAAGGTTATGTTCGAAAATTGTCCATAGTGAATGACCCAGAGGCAAAAGCGCGAATTATCGCAATTTTTGACTATTGGAGTCAATCATTTTTGAGACAAATTCATGAGATACACTTTGATTTTCTTCAAAGAATACCTCAAGATAGAACATTTACTCAAGATCCTATTTTACCTTTACCACCAGAAGGTCATAAATATTATTCCTTCGATTTGTCTGCTGCCACGGATAGATTTCCGATGGCTCTTCAAGAACTTATGATTAAACATATGTTCGGTGAAGATTTGGCAACCCGATGGAGAATGATATTGACATCCTTCCCGTTCCTTGTTCCATGGGAAAGTTCACCAGAAAAAGAAACATTTGTCTCTTATAATGCTGGACAGCCCATGGGAGCATATTCTTCATGGTCAACGTTTACAATTACTCATCATTTCATTCTATATGTTATTCACAAAGAATTAGATTTAACCGAAAGGTTTTATCAGATCTTAGGTGATGACATTGTGATATGGCATGATGATGTAGCTGCACGTTACCTTCAGATTATGAAAGAACTAGATGTTGGAATCTC